AATGTTATTGTTGTCAGATTTGAGCAAGAGTTGAAAGCATATTGCTGAATTGATTGTGCCACAGGCAGTGATACCGTTGTCAAATTTGAGCAAGAATTGAAAGCATCATTCCCAATTGTTTGTGCCATAGGAAGTGATAGAGTTGTCAAATTTGAGCAAGAGTTGAAAGCATAACCCCCAATTGTTTGTGCCACAGGAAGTGATGCAGTTGTCAAATTTGAGCAAGAGTAGAAAGCATAACCCCCAATTGTTTGTGCAGCAGGAAGTGATACAGTTGTCAAATTTGAGCAAGATTGGAAAGCATTAGTCCCGGTTTTAATTGTCTTCAAATTAGACATAGTTACTGCCGTAAGGTCCTTCATATTAGAAAAAGCATATGGACGGGATATTGTCTCAATTACATTATCATCTATTTGAAAAGGAACACCAGTAAAATTCCCATTCGTTAATATCTCCATCATTGATTGCCCATTTGTTACAAAACCTTTACTCATAAGCCCTGACGATATATTATACGAATAATCAATCTCAATAGTTAGCTTATCCCCGCCTGCTAATATAGGCAAAGTATCCGAGTATGTTATTACTCCGTCAATTATTGAAACAATTAGGTCCTTCTGCATAGACGAACAAATAACAACCTTTTGCGTCTCGTTCACGATTAAACGAATATTCTCAATATCAAATGGATTAGCGTTAGAACAATCAATACTTCTTGTCCCTGCCGTAAATGTATATCCTTTTATTAATGTTCTCATATATTTAATTATTATAATCCTGCGTATATTAATGGCAAAAGCTTGTTTATCTCTTCATTTGTCTTACTGCTGCTCCAGACATCTGTTGTGCTTATTGTGTTATCGTTTATCATTGTACTAGCGTCATCACCCTTATCGCCTTTATCGCCCTTATCGCCCTTATCTCCCTTATCGCCTTTATCCCCTTTATCTCCTTCATCTCCTTTATCGCCTTTATCTCCCTTATCGCCTTTATCACCTTTATCGCCGGGAGCCCCTTTACCAAAACCAGACATGTTGATTGTTGTAGTAAAAGCTTTATTATCGTCTAACAAGGACAAAATCAACTGACTATTTTGCAAAACGATATTAGCTGAGAAAACATCACTATCATTTATTAATGACATTATGACGTTTTCAGGAATAATATGTATGTTAGTAGTTAGCATGCTATAATTTTCTATGTATCAAGTTATCATTGACCTTAAAATATGACAGGTGTTGTGTGCTGCCTATTTTTAATCCATCGTTGACCATTATAGCTATCTCTATATAATTATCCCCAACTAATTTAGCCGATTGCAATCTGGTTATAACAAACGAGTAGTATTCGTTATTAATCTCAATTGCACCATCTGCTTGCAAGCCTTCTTTATTTGTGAAAAAGAGTTGCACATTATTCTTCTCATTTCTTATTAATGCACTTATTTCTACACCTTCTAAATCGACTATTGGGGTAACAACACTATCAATAACTTCAGATAGTGTACCAATTATCGCAATATTCGTTCCTGCCTGATATTCGGTCGCCATTTTAAATCTCTCCTATAATTTTTATGCGTCTATTCCTATCTGTTTGATTTAAACAACAAGGCAAGACATTTATATGTTTAAGATAATCCAAACACTCATCAAGGTAGCGTAATCCAATCGCTAGGGCATCATTACTTATACGCAATAATGTCTTCTCGTTTGAATGCTCGCTATACTCGCTATTTTTAAACATTGTACCGAAAGCCGTGACGTTAAAATCCTGATTCAGAATCATTTTTGAATACGCTATATAAGCAATCGACTTACGTAAACCTGCAAAATAATGCTTGTTATTATCGTAAAAGCCACCTTCAAGCAAAGTTGTATAAGTCTCCTGATTGTCTGAAATATTTTTAAAAAGAGACGCACCAAAAGCCGGTATAACATACAAATTCTCTGCTTCTTTTAAATAAATAGTAATCCGACTGCTCGGAATGTTGTCAGCTATTGGTCTTATGTTTTTTATGTCGTTAATTGATGCTATCATTTGTTAATGGAATTAATCTATTTATGTCTTCTTCGCTTATATCCCAAAGACCTGATATGATTGACCTTTTTTGTGTGTACGTCATGTTAGAGTTAATTATATCAAGAAGCTTCGTCAACCCTGCTTCACCCAACCTCTCCGCTAATGACAAATTTGATTTAAACGAGAGCGGTTGTATTTCAGTGTTTATATCTGTATTCTCTTTATAATTTGTTAACAATTCGGAGAACACACGTTCTAGGACCAGTCTCTCATTGCTTGTCGTGCTATTGTAGTAGTCGTATGCCTGCTCCATAAGCTCTGAGCCAAAGCCAGCTCCTACATTCTCGCATCTAAGAATAGGCGGTTGTGTAAACGCCCTGCCGATTGCGTCTTTTACTGATTCCCTCGATACGGTGAACTCCTTATCATAAGAATTTCCAGATAGTTTTAAAAATTCTGGAATCTCCTCCTTACTGTTCACACTCATATATCCCACCTTGTTAGCATTTCGGCTTCCTTGCATCTGTTTAATAACCTTCTCCGCATCTGTCTCGCCCTCGTCATTGTCTGTCTCTTTATTTAAAATATCAATAAAAAAACCGGCTGGCAAAAATCCACGAGTTGCGTTTCTGTTCGTTATATCAGAAATGGCCTCTTCAGTGTTCATATCTGTTAAAACTTCATCGAAAATAGGTATCGGATATACACCAACCCCCTCGTTTGAGTAGTAAAAAATTTGCCCTTTATAACTATCCCAACCTCCAGCGGCTGCTACTTGTTGTTCAATAACCTCCGGATTTGGATTGTAGATGTCGATAAAGTCAATGTCCTCACGCCGCCAACGTCTCGATAATAGATTTCGTCGCCCCCAATCTGGGTGTAACGCTATTTTAGTGAAATTGCCTTCTTCATCAAGTGCCTGAAATCGTGCATTTTCAAGTGGTATATGTGATATTGTTGTTTTTTTGTAGTTAGCGTTATAATTAACGTGCAGACAAAAACCTCCAAATAACGCAAAATCACGTGATACATCGTGTAAAATGTCGTCTAGTGTCTGTGAATTATTAACAAATAGTTGATAGGCTTTTTCGTCTACAAACCCATTCCCGTTTATAAATTTAGAGTAATTAATAAAACAAGCTTTGCCTGTCACTGACGAAAACACGACGTCGATGACTTTTTGCGGATAGTCATTGTCTGTGCCGAACAGTTGAATATTTAGAGACTTGCTGTTGATTAACTCAAACCTGTTTTTCTCTGCGCATAAAATTGAAGCCTTCATGTTGTTTGTATTTGTTCTCTGTGATTAAACCAATAATCACGGAGAGTTAAGGAACGTTATATTAATTCCTTTGTTTCTTTTTGCTGTTTTTAACAATTGGAGACTGTTTGTCCTCCTCCTCTATATTTTCTGCAACCTTTGCAGCTGCTATAGGTTTCGGATATAATCGATTCTCAATATCTTCTGGCAATTTATCAAATAATTTTATGCAGTCCGGATTTGTACGCAAATGATACAATGCCCCTTCTTCTGTCAAATTAAAATTCGACATAGTTAGTGACGCATCGTTATTTACAACATCACGAAGTAATGCACCAGCCCTTAACTTATATTCTAATGTTCTCATATCTGTAATATTTTTAATATTTATTAACTCAATGTATGCGTCGCATATACAATTATTGCACCCGCCTACATTTCTATTTAAAAAGAAGAGAGAAAGCTCTTTAACCTCTTCTTTTAAAGTTAAGTTAGTTGCAAGCTCCTTCATCAACATATCTATGCTTGCATAAATGGACCTTGAAGCCTGCAACTTTCTTAATCGTTCAATCATATATATTTATATTTTATGGGGTAACTGTGTACAATCCTGCTAAAGCTGTCTCCGTTCCCGCTAAATCAGTTATAAAATAAGACAAAGGTAATTGACCCTCTTTGCTATTGTCATCGCTTGCCAATTTTGCTGTAAATACTACGTTGTCGGCAAAATCAGTTGTAAACGCATTCTCGCTTAATTTTAAACCACTATCCCAGCCATATACTTCATACTTTGTGTTACCACTCTTACCTGTAGCTCTATTTTCAACAATTGCTACAACGCGTGCGTTGGTTAGTGAATTGATGAAATTTTTGCTTGTTTGGTCCTTTATAAATATTCTCAAAGTCACTGCATGGTCGTATGAGTCGATATACGTACCTTTCGCGAAGGTTGCTTCTCCTGTTGTTGCCTTGTCAATTGATTCAAACAAGTATGCACGTTTATCTGCTGCCAACACCAAAGAAGTGCATACACCAGATGAAACAGTGCTTGATGCTTTATCAATGTCGTCGTAATTCATAAGTACAACCTTCGTGCCTGTACCAGATGTCGCCATCTTGCCGCATTCTGCTGCGGTTAATCCTGCTGCTATTTTTGCGCAATCCATTTTTTTTGTCCTTTCTTTTTTTTAAAAATCCGTGTACGGAATTTTAAGTTCCGCACACGAATTATTTTGTTATTATATTGCTACTACAAACATTTTTGGGTTCAACAATTTAGCATCAGCTTTGCCCATTAATTCAATCTTAACACGTCTGGAGTCAAGGTCATGGCGAACATTTGCATCAGAGAAAGATGCGATGCTGTCTAATCCTACGGCTAAGAAGTCCTTATGTGTATATACGGCTCTGTGAGGGTTAACCAATTTAACTCCATTATTATAGTAAGATAATATTATTTTATCCCATATAGGAAGTGGAATCAAAGGTATGCCGTTAAAGGTTAATGTTTTCTGGCCGTTTATTAGATTTGAGTACAAGCCATCTAGTGACAACCCTTGCAATGATTTGGAATAACCATCGTAAAATGATTGTGTGCAAAGAATGAACGAGTCAGCCTTTGAGCGTAAAGTAATGTCAGCTCCATAAACCATTGATTCTAAATAACCTTGCACGTTTGCCTTTGAAAGTGCTTGAGCGGAATAACTAACTCCTGCATTTTCTGTAATGGTTACTCTTTGAGCTGCATTAGCGGTGTATTGAGTTTCAATTTGTTTAAAGAAACCGTTAAGGATTGTAAAATAACTAGCATTTACGCCAGGAGTAATAGTGCCACCTGAATAAATGGTTATTTTATTATTTGCATCTTTGCTATAGTAGATAGTCCCAGCTACTGCATTACCCTCTGCTGCCGCTGCTGCTAAATAGACAATTGTCTTATTTGCTAGTGAACATTTAACCGCTCCTGTTGTAGATGAGGTTACACCTGCATAAACAGTACCCACAATTGCTTGTCCTGCTGTTTGTTCAGTGGCTGCTGCTGTTGGTAATTCTTCTACGATAGTGTTTGTTGCAGCAGTATCGTTAAACCACAATAAACGGATAATAAATTCCTTAACACTATTTGCTAAAACTTCCAATACAAGATTAACATAGTCTGAACCGGTAAAATCTTCTATTGCTATGCCTGTTTTAAGAGAGTAAACACCTGCTGTAGCTTCTATATCTTTGAAGCATTCTGCAATATATATCTCCCAGCCTTTTGGCTCCCATGTTATTTTGCGTGTTCCGATATTATAGGCTTGAGGTGTAGGGTCGCAGCCTTGATTAGCAACACCAACTAGTCCACCAGCTCCAACAAAACCAATTTCTTTGTCATAAACAATACCCTCATAGACAGTATGAAGTGCTTCAAGTTCTGGACTTTTTACTATCTCGTCATAGAGTAACTCTTTCACCGAACGTATTTGTTCGTCGGTAAAAGTAAAATTTGAAAAATTTAATATTGATGCCATTAATTTTGCTCCTTTCTGCCCATCATTTGAGCTCTTTTGTTTTTAATTTCTGCTTTAAAATCGTCATAACTGTTTGCTGCAGGACTTTTTCTGTTTACCTGTCTTACGGCAGGCTTGTAGTTCGATTCTACATTTTTCTTCAGTTCGTTAATAATCGCAACTGCTTCATTAAGTGAAGCCGTTAATTTTGCATTAGCAGCGATTAAATTAGCCATGTCTTCTGTTTCTGAAGAAGCTTCTTTAATTTCTGTAATCACACCTTCAGCGATTGTAACTGTGCGACCATCAGGTAATTCAAAAGTACCGTCTGGTTGTGCGCTCATACCAATTTCCAAAGTGTCATCTTCTGCTTCTGTTGAAAATAACACCTTTCCTTCTTCATCGGTAAAGTCGTAATTCACGGCTTCTCCGGTTAACAAATTTTTTACCTTTGCGAGTAAATCATTTGTTGCTTTTAAAACTTCCTTTTTGTTCATCTTTTCTTTTTTTTCGTTAATAAATAAATCCTTTTTTAAATTTGTATTATAATTGTTGATTTTTGAAATAAATCCGTAATTCATCAATTCATCTGCTGTTCTCACTTTCTCCTCTTTCATTAAATTTTCAAGTGTTTCAAAATCAGTGCCGGTTCTATCGGCATATATATTTAAAATTGCTGTTTGTTCCCTTTCAAGCTCTTCCGTCATTCTCTTTAAGTCGTCAACATTTGCATATTGAACCACCGGCATTATAACTTTATGGATGAGGGCTCGGCAGTTTTTGTTAGCCGTTCTATTTTCTTTTGGAGCTGCCAAAAGGATACATATAGCCATTGAATGACATCCCCCCTCTATATTACAATAGATATTTTTTCCGCTCGTGCGGATAGCATCATATATAGCAAGCCCCTCGCTCACACTTCCACCGTCACAATGGATGTTAAACTTAAAATCATTCTCTTCAGGATTATCTTCTAGTATTTTTTGGAAAGTGTCGAGCGAAAACACAACGTCTTGATTAGCCCCCCACATAGCCATCCACCTGTTGTCATCTTCACTTGAAATTGGTAAATGTAATTTTATCTCAACCATATATATCTTTTTATTTATCTACAAATATGTTAATATTTTTTATTAAAAAAATTAAAACGAGTTAATATTTAACATCTCCTAACTTTCGTTAGGGATTACAACCGGATAAGCTCAACTTGTGTTGTTTTCCCGCTCATGTAGTTTTTAATCTTATTCACATAGAAAAAAGCTCCAAACTTCCTTATGAACACCGGTATCTCCTGCTTAAAAGACGCTATATCTTCTTCGTTTAAATTAAAATAAGCTGTAATTTTAAGATAATCTTTAAATATAAATTCATCGGAATAAATGCCAAACAGATAATCGTACCACGTTTCTAAACATTCTGAAGCGGTCACGGGTTGCACTGAATAATGACTAAAATCATTACTAGATGGAGCACTTATTCTTGAATAATGAAAAAATTGAGGAAACTTCATGTCCTCCCATTCGGTAGCTAAACCTTCTGTATTCTTAAACCAGGTTATGGAGTTAGCATCGGCACTTTCAACGCTCAACTCATCTCCGCACATTACTTTCTCTTGGGATAATGTTTCGTTATTAATAGTAGCGTAAGCCTCATCTATTTTATCTATCTTTTCATTTTTTGTAAAGCGAAACTTATTATTTTTTGCATATGTTCCGTCAGGGTTATAAATTTCTTCAATCGTTTGTGATATGTCTAGTTTATCGCTCCAATCAATAGCCAAATATCTGTTCTGATATAATTTAGACAAAGTGTTTAATTTTACAACTTTATTAACTTCGTCAACTTCGACCATTAAACCAAATAGCCTTATAAATGTTTTGAAAAAATCTTCTGCTGTATTCCACACCATATTTGGGGCTATATACATTTGAGTTCCGGGCACTGCATAGTCAGAAGAAATCACTTCATGTGTGATTGACAAATAACATGGGATTCTAACAAGAGTATCAGTAGCTTTAATAGTATTTTGCCAAACGCCGATATAGTCATCCTTATATGCACCAAATTCCGGTACATCTGTTGCATCGTTAATTACTACACCGTTGACTTCTGTCCTGCCGTTATAATGAAGAACAACACTACATACATGATAACCGGGGTCTGATGCTTTTACGATAAAATCACTTCTTAACAAATTTACACTTGATAAGGCGTTATCCAAATAACTCCCCCCCTCAGTAGCAGTCTTGTGCATCGTAAACGATGTTTCAAAATCAACGGGCATGGTTGCAAAGTCTACATCTGGAAATTTTAAAAATAAAGAAACTTTTGGGAATATCCCTTCTCCCCCTATTCCTATTTGATAACCTCCGTAGTAACTCCCGTTAAAAAGGAAGGTGTCGCATATTGAATGACCGTCGCCGCCGGTGTTGCCGTTATGAAAGTAACACCGTGAGGCTGCTGGTTC